GCGAAATAAAGGAACCAGTCTAGTAGGGTGGGCACTGCTGTTCGTGCCCTCATGGAATAAAATAGTAAGTAGGATGGGTAGAGCATCCTACTGGAGATAAACAATGACTCAAGAAGCAACGCAACCAATAAATAAGCGGCCTAGTTGGCAACACATCGGATTGTTTTTAATCCTAATGATTGCTGTCAATTTAATTTATGACGCGAGTAAAAAGTATATTGCTCTGCGCGCTGCGCCAGTCAGTGTTGAGGATGCCAAAGATAAAATGGTTGGTGTCTGGACATACGCTGAGCCGTTGGATTTTAGCAATGACCCATTCCCATTTGAGTGGATTAAATGGGATATCCAGGCAGATGGCACTATGACAATATGGCATACCAGCCCCACCAGTAATGACTGGGGGACTGGCGAAACAATCCCATATCAAATAGTCAGCGATAAATATGCCCCTACCGGTGAGCGCTGGTTTGGTATTGAGGCCCCCAACGGCTATACCGTAGGGGTTTATGAGGGTGGTCATATCGTTTTGCACATGCGTCCGGCTGCAAATACAAAAACTGGCACGATGCAACGAGGTGATAGCGACCCATTTACGAGATAACCTGTTAATTCCGGCAAGGTAAGTAACGCTGTTCCCTACGCAGAATAAATCGGTGGGCAATAAAGCATGGACCACTACATTACTCGATAACTATAGATACCTAAAAATGAAACACTTACTTAAGCTAACGACACTAATTTTAATTGCTCAAGTTTTCCTATCATCTAACGCATTTGCTAAGGGCAGAGAGCCATGCTCAGGAAAGAAAGGAGGGATATCGCATTGCGCCGGGACTAAATTTATTTGCAACGATGGCACGGTAAGTAAATCAAAAAAGTCATGCACAAAAGGATAACTATATAGCGTGGGCGTCGCTGTTCATGCCCACGCGGAATAAATTTTTGGGTAATAAAGCGTTGCCTGCCTATTTATTAGCTAATCGTCATCTTCATCATCTTCGTCACTATTAGGATCGTTGGTCAGACATTTGAACATCCATTTTGCTGCTAGTTCTAGCTCTAGGCATTGGTGTTCAAGATCAAAGTCAGCGTGGAAATCAGTGCCGGGTTGTACGGTATCTAGGCTCTCTATCATGTGTTGACAACGATCGCGCAGTTCGTTGTGGATTTTTTCTTTAAATTTTTTTGATATTTTCATAAGGAGGCTCCTATGCCGATTATTCGTAAGTCTAAGGTTATTGATTATTCAAACTTGCTGCGGACACAATCCGAAGCATTGTTGAATTTGTTGGATGGCGCTGAACCAAATTTGAATATTTGGGATCAATTCGCTATTAGCGAACAGGATTACCTGACGCAATTTACTGAAATAAATCCGATATATCTCTCCTCCTCGATTAGTGCGCTTGAAGCTACCCTCAAGCAATTGAAAAAATTAGAGCGTTATAAGGAACCTAAGCTGCATAAGAAAAAATGAAGCAAGAATTTAATAGTGGGCAATAAAACGCTGCCCACCCTACGTTATTACGCTATCAATTTGTTATAAGCATCCTGCATGGCAATGTTGTAGGGCGTGCGGCCGTATTGCGCGGCGATGCCTAGGTAGTTGCTGCCGTTGTAAATGGTGGCCACGCGGTGCCAGTCTTTGTTTATCAGCGCGGTATGCAAGGCGATATCGGTTTTTATAAATTCAATCAGGGCTTTGATTTGCTGCAGTTCGCTGCGTTTAAAGTCGTCCCACATTGCGCCTACCGACGCATACCCCAAGCGTTGCCAGTGCAAACCCATGATCTGCGGCAGGCCGATTGATGTGGCTTGCATCGCTGCATCGGCATCGAGTGCAAAGGCGTTATTAAAAGCGCGCCACTCTTTAGCTTGCACGTCGACCTTGTTAATTGACCATAACCCACTGGGTGCAAAAGGGGCCTTTTTCTTAAACCATTTGGGCTCAAATTGGATGATGAGTTTGCCGGTGGCTACATCAAAGCCACGGCCGCCTGATTCAACGGCGATAAATGCTAACAATATGGCGGGCTCTATTGCTGATTGGCTGGCGGTTAGGGCTGCGTTAACAGTGGCTGTTAGTCTGTTCATGGTTGCCTCGTTGGGCAGGCTCACGGGGAGCCTGCATTGTGTAAAAACCATTGCGAGCACATCCTCACAATGGTTAGCTCATCACTAATGCAATCAGGCTAATAATGGTCGCGATGATGAATATGGTCTGCATGCTCATGGTCAGTCCTTTAATAACACGCCAAGGCCGCCGGCAACACCCGCACCTAATGCTAATAACGGCTGAATATCTTTGCCTAGCCACCAACCAATAATCCCCAATACAAAAACACCAATCCAAATCGCGCCGCGCTTGGTGGAGCTTTGGCTCCAGTCGATGCCTATTTTGTCCATATCAAACCCCCAATAAATAGTGTGCGATCAACATGATCAAAACAAAATCTTGCGCGACACCGTAGATAAGCTCACTGCGCGACCAGGTATCGGATACCAAGCCGGGGATGGTGAATTTTGTCTCTTGTGCTAGCCAAATAGATACCGGCCAAAACAGGGCTAAAAACACGATGCCGACGGTGACCTCAATGGGGTTTAATGCCCAGGCCAGTGGCCCGAGTGTTGGCACCCACCAATAAACGCCCCGGATGATTAAGGCGGTAATGTTGTAGCGCCTGACGTTGTCAGCTAATGAGCGCCCCTGTGATGGGTAGTTAAACGCCACTATTTTTTCGGCCAACCAGGCGATGCCATTGTTGCGGCCCTCTGCGCCGATAAAGTCGCGGCCGTCGATGAGTCCGCCGATCCAATCACCCCAGCCCCATGACTCCCCGGCAATGTAGCCGATGGCCACTGCCAAGCCGAGATACGGGTTGTCGGTAATAAAGCCAAACAGCAAACCAAGTAACACGCCCACCACTTTAGCCATCCAGCTCCAGGTACCGCGCAATCTATGTAATATCGTCATCATTTGTAACCTCCACAGTAGTAGTCTCTAAAAGTTTGTTCACGGGCCTCAGTCTCTGAGATGCCCGCCATTGTTTTAATGCCGACACGCTCGGTAAAGCGGTGGGCATCATCATTGGTTAAGCGCTGTTGTATTTTGTCCAGCCGGGCTTTTAGCCAGTCGCTGTCAGTTATTTGTGTGGGCAGTGTTTGCAACGCAGTAACCCGATTATTTTTTTTTCGATGGTCATCGCGCCAAAAATAGCCGCTTTAATTAACAGCACGCTACCGATGATTAGGCCAAGCGCCAAGCCGATTTTGATAAGTGCGTGTAATGGGGCCATGTGGCAATCCTATTTTGTTAGCAAAAACAATACGCCAACCCCCGCTAATTGCCCTCGCTGGAAACGTTTCCCGGCTGATCAAACCCCTCGCGCGCGCGTAACCTGCAAGCTCGTTTTGGGAGTTGTTATGACACGCATTTATTTAGCCGGACCGATGTCGGGCCTGCCCGAGTTTAATTACCCGGCATTTAATGAGGCCGCAGCGCAGTTGCGAGCGCGTGGCTTTATTGTTGAAAACCCTGCGGAAAACCAACAACCGCCGTGCGGTAGCTGGGAAGGCTATATGCGGCTGTCATTAACACAGATGCTGGCCTGTGATTGCGTGGTGTTGCTGCCGGGTTACCGAGCATCAAAAGGTGCCAGCGTTGAAAACCTGGTCGCCAGCTATTTAAAGATCCCGCGCTACTCAATCGATGAGGCATTGCAGTTTGATTACAAGTTGCGGGACAGATGCGCTAAACAAGCAGAGGTAACAAAATGAATTTATTAGCGATTGTCGCCCTATGTAGCGCGCTGCTAGGTGGCGGGTTTAGTTGGTTGGTGAGTGGCTGGATCAACAGCGTACAAATGGCAGCGATTAAAACTGAGCAAGCTGAAGATGCCGCGATTGCCGCGCAATTGTCGTTAGAACGTTTGTCTGCCACCCAAGCCAAGGCGGATCTGTTGTCTAGCCGCCTGGCAAAAACAGAATTTCAGTTAACCCAAACCACCCTGGAAAAATCCGATGCTATTAAAAAGCTTACTACCGGCCGCGCTTGCCTTAACAGCGCTACTGTCGGGCTGCTCAACCGCGCCCGCGAAACTACTACTACTGCCGTGCCCGAGCCCCCCGGCGCATCTGTTGCAGAAAGTACCGCCATTGCCACCGATACCGACGTCGCCGGATGGATTGCTGCCGCCCAAGGCAGTTACGAGACCTGCCGTGCCAGGCTAAACACGCTAATCGATTTTGAAACTACACAGGATGACCGCAAATGAGCGAGCAAGCACCGGTCGATAACGGCCAAATTATGCACAGCATCGGACAGCTGACCGGCGCAATACAGTCCATGCACCAAGGCTTAACAGCGCGTATTGAAGATATTAAAGACGACATTCGCCGCCTGGACAACGCAAGCAACGCGCGAATGGACCGCATTGAAGAAAACATGGTCCGGCAAATCCACGAGCAAGGCGACAGCACCAATAAACGCATTGATGGCTTGGGCGATCGGGTGTCATCGCTGGAAAAAGAAGACAAGATCATGATCCGTGAGATTGCCAAATACTCAGCCATGGGTGGCGGTGCCTCGGCAGCACTGGTGGCTGGCGTGGTTGAGCTGCTGAAGCGCATCTAATGGCACATTCTCACGAGGTCCGTGCGCAACTCCGTAGGCTCTATATTGAAGGCATGCCGCTGTCGGGTGCTGCTATCAGCTGCAGTGTTAACTACGACAGCGCCAGGCAGTGGAAAGCGGCGGCTAAAGCTAAAGGTGATTGCTGGGATGCGGGCCGCGCAGCGTATCGCATCAGCGAATCTGGCATTGATGATCTAAACAAGCAGCTGGTGGAGGATTTTGCACGGCAGGTGATTACCACCACGCGCGAGCTGCAAGAGTCGACCATTCCGGCACAAGCCAAGGCACAGTTGTTAGCGCAGTTGGCCGATGCTTATGCCAAGTTTAGCAAGGCTTTCAGCCGAGTTAATCCGCAGTTTAGCGGGCTGTCGGTGGCATTAGATACGTTAAAAACCATCGCTGATCATCTGGCTAAAAAAGACCCGGCAGCGTTGCGTGTGCTGCAGGAACACCTTGAAGACATTGGGGCTGTGCTGGGGAAAAGGTATGGCTGAATCAAATAATGTAGGGTGGGTTAGCGATAGCGTAACCCACCAATCCTTTGACAAAAACGCGAGGTGTGTATGTCGCCAATTATGAAATATTTTAAATATGAACACCTGCCAGAGCATTTGCAGGAAATTAGCAAACCCTTTGGCGACTTAGCCAGGCAGATGGATGAAGCATTGCCAGACGGAGCAGAAAAAAGCGCAGGCCTGCGCAAGCTGTTAGAGGCTAAAGACTGTCTGGTGCGGGCTAAGTTGGGATAGTCACAGCTCATGTCCGAAACCATCGATATCCAAGACGTCCGCAACTGGCGCGAGTTTGAAAAAGAGCTGGCGTTACTCGGCGAACAGATCCGTAATCAAATCGAGCTGGAGTGCGAGGCATTTGCAACCGACCCCGCCGAAAGCGCCCTTCGACGTGATAAAGCCAAAGTTGATTATGGCTTCTTCTGCAAAACTTACTTTCCGCACTATGTACCGACGGCGCATTTCAGCCTGTTCCACCAATTCATTTTTGAGCGTTTCCCAGCAATCATAGACGGTGCTGCTGACGGCCGCGAAGTACACCAAGCACCGCGTGGTGAGGCTAAGTCGACCTACGAAACCCAGCTGGGCTCGTTGTGGTGCATCGTCACCGGTCGCAAGCACATGATCGGGATCATCATGAACACCGAAGAGCAGGCTGCGGAAATGCTGGAAAGCATCAAAGCGGAGCTGGACACCAACCCGCGCCTGGCGATGGACTTTCCGGACGCTTGCGGTCGTGGCCGGGTGTGGCAATCGACAACAGCTATTACTGCCAACAATATCAAGGTGCGCATCGGCGGTACCGGCAAGAAAATCCGGGGTATGAAGCACGGCCCGCACCGGCCTGACTTGATCTTTTTAGACGATCTTGAGAACGATGAGAACGTTAAAGACAAAACCCAGCGCGACAAGGTGCAAAAGTATGTATTAAGCGCGGTGCTTGGCTTAGCCGGGCCGCAAGGCGGTATGGACGTGTTTTGGGTGGGCACCAGTTTGCATTATGACGCGGCGATCAATCGGGTGAGCCGTGCGCCGGGTTGGCGGCGTCGGGTGTTCCGCTCGATTCTGAAATGGCCAGATCGGATGGATCTTTGGGACCAGTGGGAAGCGCTGTACACCCGCAGCGGCGAAGATGACGAAAAAGAACAGTTCGAAGCCGAGGCGCTGGCGTTTTACCAAAAGCACAAGAAGTCGATGGATGCCGGTGCGGTATGCAGCTGGCCAGAAGTGCGGCCACTGTACCGGTTGATGTGCATGCGCGCGGTCAATCACGACAGTTTTAGTCAAGAGCAGCAAAACGAAGCAGGCAACGACGAAAACGCGCCGTTTAAGGATATTCAGTTTTGGGTTAACAGGCTATCTGATTGGGTTTTTTTCGGTGCGATTGATCCGTCCCTAGGCAAAAAAGGCACGGTCAAAGGCGACCCGTCAGCCATTTTAGTGGGCGGTTTGGATCGTAAAAAGATGGTGCTGGATGTGTTGGAAGCTGATATCGCCCGCCGCGTGCCGGATTTGATCATCAGCCGCGCCATCGATCTGCAGGCGGAATACAACTGCGTAGCGTGGTCTGTGGAGGCTGTGCAATTTCAATATTTTATGTACACCGAGCTCATCAAGCTGGCTGCGCTGCGCGGCATTGCGTTTCCAGGGATTCCTGACACACCGCATACCGACAAGTCGTTGCGGATATCCAGCATGCAGCCGCACATCGCCAACGGCCTGATCAGATTGCATCGCAATCAAAGCACATTAATCGAGCAATTAAAATTTTACCCTGAGGCCGACCACGATGACGGCCCGGATGCGCTGGAAATGCTATGGCGACTGGCTCAGCAATTTGGCGGCGAGTGGGAATATACATCGGCGGGTAATAGCCGCAACAAACGGCGTTCGACGAGTCGTCGAAGCACTTATGAAGAGGATTGGGATGATGATTGAAACCGCCTTGCTTGTAATTAGTAGTGGTTTGATCTGTTCTTTTGTTTTTCTTTAGGTTGAACTCAATAGGCGTTTAGCAATGATTGAAACAGATGATCGTGAATATTACGAGGGCCAAGAAGCCTATAGAAATGGATTAGACGAAACTGACAATCCCTATATAAAAGACACTCTGGCTCATGATGATTGGTTTAGCGGTTGGTACGAAGGAGTAAATTTCAGTGATTAAACAAGCCAAGGCCGCATTGGCCAAGCTCACCCAGGTCAGCAAAAAAGGCCTGGAAACCCTGCAAGCCGGTGCTCGCTCCACGCAAAGCACAGCGCTTAATTATATGAGCGTTACCACGCTTGACCCCACTAGGTTGGCGGCGGCGTTTGCTCAGGCCGACCAGGGATATATCACCGACCAAGCTACCCTATTTGAGTTGGTAGAGGAGCAAGACCCGCATATTTTTAGCGAATTGGGCAAGCGGCGGCGGGCGGTGACTGGGCTGGGTTGGCAATTGCACCCGCGTGATGATGCTAATCAAGCCGAGATTGACCGCACCCAAGAGCTGACCGATATGCTCAATAACATCCCAAGATTTGAGGATGCGCAATACGATTTAACCGATGCGATTGGCAAGGGCCTGTCCATCCTGGAGTTTGACTGGCAAACCGGCAGTGAGTGGCTACCCAAAGCGCTCAACTGGGTGCCGCAACGGGATTTCAGAATTGACATCAAGACCGGCGAGTTGATGTATTTAAAAAACAGCCTGCCGGAGCCGCTCCGCGAGTGGGGCTGGGTAGTGCATGAGCACCGCGCCAAGTCTGGATATATTGAGCAAGCTGCATTGTTTAGGGTACTGGCCTGGACGTATGCCTATAAAGCCTACAACATCCGCGACATGCAGCGGTTTTTAGAGGTGTACGGCATGCCGTTGCGCCTAGGTAAATATCCCAGCGGTATTGGTAAACCGGAGCGCGACCAGCTGCTTAGGGCCGTGCGCAATTTGGGCAACGATGGCGCGGGCATTGTCCCCAGCACGATGACGATTGATTTTGTCAGCGCGCAGGCCGGTAAAGTGGAAGATTTTTTAAACGCCACCGAGTATTGGGAGCGCAAGCAGTCGCTGGCTATTTTAGGCGGCACGTTGACCAGCCAGGCTGACGGCAAAACCAGTACTAATGCGCTGGGCCTGATCCATGACAAGGTGCGCCGCGAGATTATGTTGCATGACGTTCGGCAGATTGAGCCAACCATGAACAGCCAGATCATCAAGCCGATTGTGCTGTTGAACGGCATGTTTGCGCCTGACCGTATGCCGGTGCTTAAGTACGACACCGCCGAGTCAGTCGATCAAAAAGCGATGGTTGATGTGCTAAAAATTGGCGCTGAGCTGGGCATGGAGATCGATGTTGATTGGGCGCATCAATCGTTACAGATACCGCGAGCGGGTAAAGATGCCAAGATTTTAACAGCGAGCGGTAAGACGGCTGTTCCGGCGGCTAATGCTGCATTGACAAAGCTGGCGGCGTTGGCGGCGCAAAAAGGTGGGGCTGACGACATTACCGCAGCCTATAGCGCCCAATTGGCCGCGCTATGTGTACCGCATGAACAAGCAGTAATTCAACAGATTGCGGCGTTGGTGGCTGAGGCTGGGTCGTTTGATGAGGCGATTGCCGGGATTGAGGCGTTAAAGCTGGATGGTTCGGCATGGGCCGAGTCGGTAGCGTTGGGGTTAGCGGCAGCTAATTTGGCGGGGCGGGATGATGTTAATGAGGGTAGGTGATGAGTGATTTTATATGTCCGCATTGTAATGCGTGGATCTATGCTCCCTTGCCATGTGAGGCAAGGGAAACCAGTAACCCGGTCGCTTTGGCTGCGGATTGTCCGAAATGTGGAAATGAATATGAATTTACAAAGACCTCGATAGGTTATTACCAAGTCCGAAGACCTTATCAAATCGATGCCGCCTATCCTGATAGGTGGAAACAGCCAAAGTTTAATCTACCGCTACCAGATAAACATCGGAGTAAAAATCATGAAAAATGACTATACAACTATGACCGATGATGAGTTAACGGACATTAGGCATGCTCTCGCGGCAGAGTATAAGCGCCGGGAAGCTGAGCCTAAAAAACCCGTTTATATAGTCGATGGCATAGCATACAAAAATGTTAATAAAGCGCTAGATCAATTAGTCAGCGACATTTCATTTTGCCAAAAATTTGAGCTTGGTCCATCTGTATATTTTGAAAGATCAATGGATGAAGGCCCTGTTTTTTTTGGTCTGAAAATAGCGTTTTTGTCTCTATCTGAGTACAACTCCAGGGCTGCTGAAGTCTATGGCTACTAACACCTCCCAATTGCCATTCCAAGAGGCAATCGATTTCTTAAAAAACAAAACTAAGCTGCCAACATCCGGCTGGACGGACATTTGGCAACAACAACACAGTCATGCCTTTGTTGTAGCTGGGGCGGCGCAAGACGCCTTGGTTGAGGATTTTTATAACGCGATCATCCAGGCCAAAACAGTGGGCGGTGGTTATGAGGAGTTTAAGCAGTCGTTTCAAGACATTGCCACTAAGCATGGCTGGTCATACAACGGCGCGCCTGGCTGGCGTAGCAAGATTATCTACGATACCAATATCACCCAATCATATAACGCCGGGCGGTGGCAACAGATGCAGGCGGTTAAGCATCTACGGCCGTATGTCGAGTACGACCACACCTCTATTGAACACCCTCGATTAGAGCATAAAGCCTGGGATGGTCTAGTTCTGTCTATTGATGATCCATGGCTGGATACTCATTCACCGCAAAATGGGTGGTTATGCCAATGCAGGCTGCGCTCACTGACTACAACTGAGGCTGAGCAAAAGTGGCAGTTGCGCGGTAAATCCGGCCCCGACCAAGCGCCCCCGATCGAGTGGCAAGATAAGGTAGTCGGTAAAAACGGCAGTAACCCACGAACGGTGCGAGTGCCGAAGGGCATTGATCCAGGCTTTGCTTATAATCCCGGCAAAGCCTATCTGGAGCCGCATACCGTGCCGCCATTGACGGGTTACGATGCAGTGTTAAAGCAACGTGATAAGTCGTGGCCGACCGGGTTTAAGGTGCCCGATGCGCCTGCACCGACTAAAGTATCGCCTAATATTTTATTAGCTCCAGATATCGCTACTAAAGATGCAGTTGACGAGTTTTTAAGCGTGTTTGGTGCAACAATTGATGCCGGTGTCGCATTTGAGGATGCTGCAGGTAGTACGCTGGCAATCACTAAGGCATTGTTGGCAGATGTTGATAGCAAGCATCTTCAATATCTCAATTTAATGGCGATGGCAATAATTGAGCCTGACGAAATTTGGTGGGTTTGGGTAAAAGATCATGCTGACAATGGCCTATGGCGGCTAAAGCGCCGATATTTGCGGGCGTTTACGATTAATGGTGTAAATGCCTATGTTGTACCGGTGTTCGAGTGGGGGCGCACCGGTTGGACGGGATCGGCCACCGTGTTGTCAACTGCTGAGGGTGCCGACTATTTCGACAGCCTGCGCAATGGCCGCCTGGTTTATAAAAAATGACCAGCGCTACTCTATATATATGGGCGGTAATCGATGCAATTTGAGATTGAGTTTAATGATGACCATCTGCGCCGGATTATGGAGGCAGTTCGTAGAGAGATAGCAACGCCCCAAGAGATGTTAGGTAGTATCGGTGAGTCGTTATTTAACGCTAATCAAAAGCGCCATGATGCTGGCAAAGATCCTGAAGGCAATGCGTGGACGGAATTATCATTAGCAACATTGGCTCAAGGTAAGCGCAAAGGTGGTCCGCTTAAAAAAACAGGTCGCATGCTGGCAAGCTTTCATTATTCAGTTAATGGTAACGAGTTGATTTTAGGATTTGATGAGTCACGAGTTCAAGGCAAGTTGCCGGGGATTCATCATTTTGGTACTGAGCGTAAAGGTCGTCATCCTGGCATCCCAAAACGGGACTTAATTGGCTTCCCTGATTCTGATAAAAAGATTGTTACTGATGTGACTATTGACCATTTAACCCGTGTTTTAAATCGCGTTAGATAATCAATTAAATGCTATTTAAATAGGATTAATACCCCAATCATAGATTTAATTAATCCTATTTTTAGCTGTAAATTTCCTGATATATCCCCCAATCTGTCCGGAATTCAAGAATTTTTTGTTTATGGCTTAATATCAGAGTTTTCGTGGCTTCCGTGGGTTTTTTGTTTGTTTTTTCTATCCGTTTTCTACCCCCTCCCTACTATCAGTCACCAATGAATCGGCTAGTCTATCGAGCTGCTCTAAACTCGTTATTTTTTTGTTAGTCATGTTT